TTCAGCTTGTTAGTCCAACCTAGATATTTGTACTTCCATCTATCTTGAACAATTGTGTAATAGCCTAACCCTATTTTATTTTTGTCAGGTAAATCAGTAGTCCACACATAACCAGGTTTGTATTTGTCTGGTATTTGTGTCTTTTTCAAATGTCCGATAGAACGTTCTTTAAGAGTTATATAAGAGTTATGTAGGACACCATTGTCATACCCCTCCGGACGTGTATGTCCTGGGTATAGGACACCCATGTCAGGGGTAGTCATTCTGTATAGGTTTGATTGACCTGTTCTTGTTTCAACTTCTAAATGTCCTTTGTTGATTAGTTCTATCTGTATTCGTCTGACTTGTCTGGTTGATAAGCCCATCATCTTGGCAATGCGTTCTTGTGATGGCCATGCTGCGCCCTCTTGGTCATTGAAATGGTCAGCTAGTACAACGAGTAATAGTTTTTCCATTGGTGTGAGGTTTGGTTGTTCTAATGCCCAACCCACTAGCTTAGCGCTCATTTAATGCTTCTTCCATTGCATCAATTGTTGTTTGATTTGGTTTGTGTGCATCTGCAGAATATGCAGAATTGGCTAAACATGTTGAGCAACCTAGTTCTTTGTCAAACAGTTTGTTGCATTCTTTGCAATATAAGAATGTTGTCATGCTCTGAACACCCATATTAAGATTGACACATATGCTGCTAGGAATAACAACTTTTGTAATGTGGTCATTTGTTACCCCTAACAATTTTGGCACATATCGAGCAATGCTTTTTGTTGAATGTCCAATTACCACAGTTCACACATCTAGCAATTAGTTTATCCATTGAACCAACTATTGATGCTTGGCGTGCTGCATAGCGTTCATATTTTGTCATGCTTGACCCCTAATAATTTTTTTGGCAATTTCTATATCTTCTGGATTTTTGAACAAATCCTTTTTATTCTCCACGTCAACAGCTAACGATTCTTGTAATGCTTTGGCAAATTTGTAATCGTGTGGTGTGAATGGTTTTTTCATTGTGCGTCCGGGTGTTTATTAGACAGATGCCACATGAATGTTTTGTTCAATGATGCTTGACTTGAGCCGTATAACTCTAGCTTGCAAATGTCGCATTTCATTGTCCAGTATTTGAATCGTTCATTTTTTGCATCTACTTTGAATGATTGTTTGACAGATAGTGCAACACCCCACATGACCAGAAATGTGAGTCCTAGTGCTATGAGAATTGCGTGTCCAACTGTAGCTCCTGTATTCAGTAAATCCATTAGTGTCATTTCAACCCCAATTTTTTTGAGCAGGTAGGCCAGGCGTTCCAGCCTTGTATTTTCTTTAGTGCTTTAGCCCTCGCAAACTGTTCTCTTACACTTGCCCGGCTTGGTTTTCCTGTTCCACCGACATACGCCCAAGAGCGTTCATCAAATTGGAACAAGCCATGATATTTTCCAGTTTTGCTAACCACGTCAGGTCTTAAACTGGATTCGCACATTGCTAATGATTTCCATGGTTCAGGTAAATCATTTGGTGATGCTAATAGAATTGTTGCCATTAAAATTCCGGAGAAGTCCATGGGTCGTCCTCTAATCCACCTGCAGCTTGAATTTCAGCAGTTTGGTGGCTTTCTGGTAGCCCTGTTAGCCATGCACTAATGTTATCTCCTAGTTGACCTGCTTTGTGGTCATCAAATAGGGGTCTTACATCAGCGAATGTCAAATTACTGTCCGGAACAATGCGTTTGTCTTTGTTGCTTAATGCGAATTGAACGAATGCATTATGTCCTTTATTATTGTCCAGGCGTTTTTGGACGCCTAGATGAGTGTCCAGAATTGATAGAAGATAACCAATCTGTTTAGGTGTGGCACGTTTATCTGCGCTGGCATTGTAACCATCACTTATGACATCTGCTTTGGTTCTAAATTTAAGTGGTGTCACGTTTGTTTGTACTGGATATGCGCCTAGTTCTTCACCTAGATTAGCTTTGACCATTTCTTCTCTTGATGGTCTTTGTTCATTCCCCTCAATTTTGCCTGGGAATATGTAGTTTGCTAATGCACGAAAAATTGCAGATGATTCACAGTTTTCCATGGCATTGCGAGCATTAACACCCTTTGCTTCTGTGTGTTCATCAGCTAATCCTGTTGAAACTTGTCTATCTCCAACAAATACTTTTGCTCTGACAATGTAATGTCCTGCATCTGCTTTGATTAGTTCTGTTTCAATGCGCCCATCATCTGGGTGTTTTTCCCAAAAGCGTTTAAGTCTTTCAGCTCCTGGTTCGTACAAATCGAGATTGAAGAATCCCATTTATGCTCCCTGTTTGATTTTGTTTATTTCTTTTTCATCAAATCGTCTGTGTCCACTTGGTAACACTTTTGCTTTGATGATTTTTTTGTCAGCCCAACGCCTAACAGTTCTTTCACTAACATGTAACTGTTTAGCAACTTCACTTGTTTTAAGCATTTGACCCATAATTCATAATAACATAATGTCGGCCAACTCGGTCAACATTTATTTAGGGTGTGTCTAACCCCACTCTTTTCCATCTGCAATGAACTTGCCTTTGTTGTTAATAGGCACAAGCTGTGGAACAACATGATTTCCTTGCACATATAACATTCCAAATCCTTGTTGCCAATTGGCCATTTTTTCACGAATGTATCCAGCACCATGTGAACGGATATCCATGAGGTTTCCTACCTCCATACCCCAGATGGTGTTTAGACGGCCACCAAAGCCCCTAGAAGCGCTTGCAATGGCTTGCCTGTGGGTATGTCCACAAACCACGTTTTGACCCGTTCTAATGCCCAAATTGAGCGCTGTAAGGCCATTTGAATAGAGTCTGCCTTCGTCCCCATGACCCATCAAAACTCCAGGAGCAATAAAGTCCATGTGACGCTGGTAAGTTATTCCTAACTTGTTCAATCCCAAAAGATTCTCAATGCGTAAAGCTGTAACTGATTCAAAGGCTGGCGCATTCTTGTATATGTATTTTTCAATTCTTTGGCTGTGATTAGAACGTTGTAGCACAAATGGTTTATTCTTACCCACAGCTTCTCTGAAATCTTTAAGCACATTGTGAGCTGTTGTGAAATCCTTTTGAAGTGTTCTTTCAAATTCTGCTCTAGTGCCTTTATTAAATCCACCTAATTGTGGTACATCAATTTCATCACCGACACAGAACAGGCCGTCAATCTTGGATTCAAATATGAAATCTTGTAATGCTTCAACATTCTTCTTATGATGGAATGGAATTTGTAAATCTGAAATGATTACATAACGTTTAATAACTTACCTCTTTTTCTTGAGGTCGATAACATCACTCCATATCATATCAGTTTTTGTCTGCAATTTTGTAATTTCAATTCTCATGTCATTTATTTTGTCAGCTAGTGATGACCCACCATTTGGGAACAGTTGTTGTTTCATTTTGGTTAGGAGTGCCACTAGGCGAATCATCAAAACTATTATAGTTGCTGAAACCCCAATAATGGCGCTTATTTCATTGATGGTCATTGACGCTTGTACCAATCGGGGTCATAGTCGTCAGAATCAAAATCGTCATCATCATCAGGTGAATCAGCGTACTCAAATGTTTGGTTTGCAAAGTTAATCATTCCAAAAACTTGATATTCGGGCATTTCAGGTGAAACAACTGTTCTCATCTTTTTCTTTTTGCCATCATAGGTTTCCATCAAAATTACATAACCAGTTAACAATTCCCCATGAGCATGAACATGATTCATAACTTGTATTAAAGAATCACCAAAAACATCAGGAATTTCAACTTTGTTTTCATCAGACATTCAAATCAACCCCATTCAGCTTGTTAGTCCAACCTAGATATTTGTACTTCCATCTATCTTGAACAATTGTGTAATAGCCTAACCCTATTTTATTTTTGTCAGGTAAATCAGTAGTCCACACATAACCAGGTTTGTGAGATTGGATAGCCACATGGCCAAACTTGCCACCTTTCCAAAAATGAGTCGCACCAATAGGTGCTTTCATTGGGTCAATAAATTTGTTTTTCTTTGGTGTGTTATCCCAAGCTGATATTGCACTTGGATATTTAGCTGGAAGTTTCCATGCTTGACGACATGTCTTTAGGCATAATCCTTGGACATTTGTTTTGCCCTCAATATGCCATTTTTGCATTTGGTCGGCTGCATCTTTGCCTGACCACATAATTATTGTTCCTTGGATTCGCTTACGTTGATATTGCCAAATGTTCCATCATTAGGGTTTAGCCAACGAAGTATAACTGGCAATACAGCAGCTAGTCCGGCAGACAATAATGCTTTAGGGTCTGTGACTCCTGCAAGATAACAAGCGATTGATGCAGCTAAAAATGAACGTCCCCAGGATGCTGCAATTGCTTTGTAATTGGTCATAAGATACTTGCCAATTCTTCTTTGGTTAGTCCGGCAATATCTGCAAGTTTTTTGATAGCAGATTCACGCGCATCTTGTTTGGCTTTATACTCGGCTTCGAGTAGTGCTTGTGCTGTTGCTGTTGCTTCTCTGTCAGCCAAAAAAGCGTCTTTATCTGCACCAGTTAATTCAATAACTTCGTCATCTATACCAATAAATATTTGTTCTTTTGTAGGTTTAGTTGTAGCCATAAGTTTTTACCACTCCAGACATCGTAGAAGCACCAGGAATTATTGTAAAACCAGTATAAGAAGTTGTGTTCAAACTCATTCCACCTGTTACAACTTGATAATTTGGCGAACCTGAATCATTAGTAAAACTATGAGCGGTTAAAGTTTTGTAATCTGTTGCAAATGGTCGCGCTAATTGAATAGTGCATAAAAATGTTCTTTTATACATTTCCCCTATAACAAAACTTGTAGTACCTAAAGAACTGCCATTCATTCCACTTGTATTGTTTGTTGCAGTTTGAAATCCTGTATATGAGTATTGTGTGCCAGTTTCGTCAGCACCACCAACTCTAAATCTCATTCTTAAAAGATTATTTGTTGTGTCATTAACTGAAGTTATTTGAATCATATAATTTGTGTAAGTCGCACTAAAAACATCATTAACAGATTGAGAAGATACTCCACTAAAACTAGTTGTATTCAGTAATACTAAACCTGATTTTTTTGTTCCAAGAGCTGTGTTCATTGAAGTGTCAATTGCTGTGCCTAAAGCACGAATTGCACTAGCTCCATCTTTAACTAATGAACTGTCGTCAGGTGTTGTCCACCCATAATTTGAGGTTGTGGCCATGTGTTAATTGACTCCTAATAAAGCGTTTTGCCATTGCAGGTCTGGGTCTAGTGTACTCCATAATTCACCTGAATAAACATCTTGCCACGCCACAGGGACGGCACTATAAGCAAAATCTGAAACATTTAGGTCAAGTCTGGCTGTGAATCTATTGATTGTCCAATTCCATCCCTCTACATATCCAAAGAAATCTGTTGGATATAACAAGCTAGGAATATCTGGGATTGAGATTGGCATTCCTGAGAATACGTTAACTAAGGCGTTGAGGAGTGTGCTGGACATTGTAGGAGCATCAATTTGAATTCCAATACCTGAAATGACAGGATTTGGATAAGCGTTTAGTAAGACTTGGCGTGCGCCATAAGTATCAGCATCAGATGAATTTTTTAGATAAGTTGTTGTATTAGCTGCAATTTTGCCATACAAATCAATTGAAGTTGCATCAATGGTTTCACTTGTGGCTGTTGGGTTTCCATAGGTAACTATTGCATCATTGATGATATTGTTTCTAGACGTTAATACAGCCACTCCATCAGCTAAAATATAGTTCTTTGAAATGTCTGTAAACCCATTGGTTTTGACATAAGTTGCCCTATTGTCTTGGTCTGCATAACCCAAGTTGCCATCTGTTCTTTCATATAATTGGCCTAAACCTGAGTCAGCAACTATTGCTGCATAATCATACCCATTTTGAGCATCTGCTGTAGCTGCAAAGAGTGTGTATGTTCCAGGGGTATCAATGTATGAAGTTGACACACCAAGTAAATCATTCCAAGTTTCGGTTGTGTAATCTGTCCAAATTTGTGTCGTTGGAAGTTGTGACCATTTTGTACCAAATGCTTCTGTGATGACGTTGAGCATTCTAGTGCCATCTTTTTCTTCTGAATATCCTGATGCATTAACTTCTTTGTTTGCCAGTTTTGATAAAGCACCTGTGCAAATAATGTCGGTTACATAAACCACATTTGTGCCACCTGCGTCAAGAACTGATGCTTGAACATCTGTCACATATCCGGTGTAAATTGTTACAAGAGTCCCAGAATAGTTTTTGATTTGTACAACAATTGTGTCATTTATAGCAACTGACGTTTGTGGATAATCTTTAAAAGATATCCTGGCATATCCTGCTTGTGATTGTTGGTCAATGGTTTCACGTCCCATTGAAATGCTGACACCCTCAAGGGTGTAGTTGGTTACTGCTGTTCCATTGATTTTGACAACAGCATCAGGAGTCCATGGCATGGTTAACGAATGCCAATGCCCAAAGCTGATTGAGATAGTTTGTTAACTGTGCCTTGTTTAGCTGCTGAGTTAACTGCGCTGACAACTGTTCTAGCTGTTGATACTTTATCAACTGCGCCTGACACATTGACATTAACTGTTGTGCCTGTTGAACCAGATGACTTAGATGGAAAACTGACTCCAGAAGCGTTACCTGGTAAATCAATTCTGACTTGTGATTGGCTTGCAGCAAATCTGTTTCCTAAATCAATAAGTGCCGTAAATGGTGCTAATAAATCTGATATCAAATTGGTTAATTTTGTTAAGCCGTTAATCATTTGAACTAACCCTGAACCCTCACCTGATGAAGCAAATAAAGATGAGTTAAGTTCTGCAATTGATTTGCCTAGTTCTCTGAATGAAACACCTAAACCATAACCTGCTGCCTGGTTTCCATCTAAATCATCTGTGAATGAGACAATGCCTGTTCCAGCGTCATAGACGGCTTTCTTGACACCTTTTTGACCTGTCAATCCTTGAATGAATGATTCCAAAGTTGGTAACACATTTGTAGTTATGAAAGTTGCAAGTTTTTCAACAAAAGGAAGAAGTGCAAATCCTATAGATTCTTTGGCTTCATCAACGGCTACTTTAATTCTGGCCATACGTCCAGAGAATGTATTAGCAGCAACGTCAGCTTGTCCTGCAAATGTTACGGATAATGCTTTAACTGCTGCATCAAAATCTTTAGATTTAATGATTGATTCATCAAGTGGAATGCCAAGTCTTTTAAGAGCACCAAGGTTGCCGTCATAGGCTTTACCAAGCGCTTCTGATACTGCTGATAAATCTTTTCCTGTTCCTGCAGCAATGTCTAATGCAAGTGTTTGAAGTCTTTGTGCTTTAGTGACATCACCTGTTGACCTAACAAGTCTGTCAAGGCTTGGACGTAATTGGTCATCTGCAATACCTGTAGCTCTAGCTGTTTTGTCAATGTATTCTTCTGTTGCTTTAATTTGAACATCTGTGGCTTTCGTAACGTTCTTTAATGTTTGAGCTAAAGATGCCTGTGCTTTTTCATCTTCAATAGCTGCTTTAACGCCATCAATACCAATTTTGACGGCTGCTACTGCTGCTGCTGCACCAAGGGCAAGAAATGCTGCACCTGCTGCTTTAGCAAAGTTTGCAACCTTTGTATTAAAATCATCTGTGTCATCTCCGGCTTTTTTCATGCCAGAAGAGAACTGAACTGTGTCAGCTAATAAAGCTAATTTGAGCGTTCTAATATCAGCCATCTAAATTCTCTCCTTCCATTCTTGTCTTATCTTATCAATTCCTTCAACCCATTTGGTTTTGATGTAATTGATAAAGATATCTATGCTGTGCTTAAAACTTTCAAAGCCATGGACAAAATCGCTAGTGAAGATTTAAGAAAAGTTGCAACTGAATTAGCCCAGGAAGCAGCAGATGCAATTCAGAACGCAGCTAGTTTTAATGGCCGTCAAGCATCAGCTCTTGCTTCAACAGTTAAAGTTGCAAGAGATAGAATCCCAAAAATTAGTATTGGTGGCGAACAATCAATTACCTCATCAGGTGCTAAAGCACAAAGACTTCAAAC